CATCTTTGAAAGTAAGGTTATGTCTTCCTACTCTCTCATTTAATCGTCTCTGTTGCTCTGTAAAAGGAACTCCTTCCTGGAACCATTTAGTCAGAGTACCAGTAATATCAGATAAGAACTTGTCCTTGCCGCCAGATGCTTTGGTAGATAAGGAAGCAGTCTCTCCTAACTCTCCTCCTCCTTCTGTACCTTCTTTAAAGCCTAAAACATCTGCTACTACATTCAGTCCTCCACTAGCAGCAGTCTCTATGATATCTCCAGTATCAATACCAAGCAAACCATCATCTTCACTCTTAGTCTTTTGATCAGTAACTTGAGTACCAGTAGTATCAGAGGTCTGTTGCTGGGTCTCATTCCTAGTAGTCTGAGTTTGTTCTCTCTCAGTCTCACTACTTGTAGTCTGAGTAAGCTTAGCAATATCTTCTTTAAGGAGTTGTAGTTCCTTAGAAAGGTTCTCTTCTCTGGAGATAGATCCAGTAGCTTCTTTAACAGCTTCAGATACTATAGAAGAGAGTTGCTCACTAGTAATCTGAGTACCAGTCTCAGTAGTACCAGTCTCAGTAGCTGTAGTACTAGCTCCTGAACTAGCTCCAGTCTCATTAGTACTTTCAACCTGAGATCCACCGGCTGTAGTAGTCTCTGCTCCTGCTTCAGTACCAATGCTAGTAGTCTCTTTCTCAGCAGTAACCTTAGCTAACTCACCGACCAGTTTAGATACTAGATTCCCTGCTGCCCCTGCTGCAGCAGTACTGTTAAAGACTCCTGCAGTCTGTTCCCCGCCGAATATCTCTGCTAAGCCGCCTGCACCACCTAATACATCCTGAATGATCTGATTGACAGCAGCCTGATTGAGTTTCAATCTCTCAGTTCCTACTTCACCAGAGACCCCAGATCTAGAGCCTGATTCACCAGATGTGAAAGAGCCTGCGCGAGCACCTGTACTAGAAGTGATAGCATTGTTAAGAGTAGAGGAAAGGCCGCGCTCTTGGATATCTTTAAAGGTGCTACCAATAGAAGTCCGTAAAGCATTCTCCTGACTATTAGTTAGCTGAGTACCTCCACTTATAGATACAGAATTGAGAATGGAATCTATAAGGCTTGCACCCAGACTAAGAGACTGTCCAGACTCATCAACAGTCTGAAAGCCATCTCTTTGAGAATCAGTAAAGGAACTACCAAAGATATCAGATATATTCTGAGCAATAGTAGAACTCTCAGCACTGGTTCTGCCAGAAGATCTCTGAGATCCACTATCACCAAATAAACCTTCTAGCCCACCAGTGATATCTGTAAAGCTTGTATTAAAACTTAATTCTGGTTCAGCCATAATCTTATCCTCATATTTCTTAAAAGAAATCTATATGCTATACATCTTCTAATACTAAATCAAACCCTGAAGCTATTCCTGTATCATTTGAATTTGTATCTGCCTCAACCCATATATCAGCACCACCAGGGATCTGAATAGGTACAGGAGGTTTCCAAAAGAACTCAGAGCTACCAGATGTAGTTATGCTTCTGTTCTGTAAGATATAACCTATACCATCTAACAGCCCTGCACGCAATATCATATTTGAAATGGCAGTTTGTTTCTTAGATATGCTTCCCCACCATTGTTGTATATAAGCGGTCTTGCCTAAAGGTATAGTATATATTGCCATTAGTGTCTGGTTATTGCCATTGATCACTTGACAAGTTACTGTACCATCAGTCTGAGCAGTACTAGTGATTGTACCAACTGCTCCAGTTACATTAGGTCCAAATACTCTTGCTCTGAATTGCCTTGTATAAGACTTAGTTGTGGGTACATTTGTAGTACCATTATTTATTACAAACTCGTTAGCTGCTATTCTGAACTGATTGATACCAATTACATATGTTATACTTGCCCCAGTACTTGCATTAGTTACAACTCTGTATGCATCTCCTGCTACAATGGCAGTGCCTGGAGTACCACTATCAGGATTACGAATCCCTGTAAGCATAGTTAATTCAGTCTCACTAGTTACTGCAGTGACAACACCTATTTCACAAGTGGAATCATTCAAAACTCTGTCTAATACTGCAACTCCATCTGAGATAAAAGTGGCGGCGCTATCTATTAAAGAGGTAATTGATCCATCAGTGGCAGTACCAGAAGATACAAGACTTCCTGTATCTGCTGCATTATCAGAAGCTATATCATGTATCCTAGCCTCAGTAGGAGGAACATAAGTACCGCCGCCATCCCAGATGGTTTCAAATCCACTAGCTATATCTATATCAGGATTCTCACCAAACTTAGATACAGCTGAAGATCCTTCTACTCTTCCTGCAGCAACCTCTTGGAAATAATCTACCACAGGCTCCTCCTTATTCTCTTCTTCAGTGAGTCGGTCATTTAAAGAATTAACATAATCTGCTATCTGTTCTATAGCGTCATGGATAGCCAGGGTTTCGCGATATAGAATAGGGTCTTCTATCTCTTCTGGTTCTCTAGAGAGTGCTAGTTGTAGTATAGAATCATATGTATTATTAGTCATAAGATATAAGCTCTTAGGTATCTACCTTGCTACCTATAACATATGTTATCTCAGGAGTAACTAGAGAGAATCTCCCAACAAATGCTATAGAATGATTTAATACCTCAGAATCAAAGTAGTAAGTTCGTACATGATTACTAGATTCATTCAAAGTACCTTCTACTACTGTGAAGTCTTTACCATCAAGAGATGCTTGAGATGATACATCCAATACATAGGAAGGCTTTACATTCTCTACTCCTACTCCTATAAGCTGTGTCATTCTAGTGCGGGAGAATTGAATCTTACCTAGTACCAGAACACCACTAGAAGTATCACCGGGGGAGAAGTCTAATACTTTAATCTGTCCATCAGCTGTAAGAAAGGCTACAGATTCCTTAGCTATCTCTGCTTGTTCTTCTACATACTCAAAACATTCAGTGTGAGTATGCCGCAGTTTTCCTAGTTTATTAAGTGCTGTATCTAATACTATAGCATGAGTGAACTCAGAGATACCATATGAGATTACCAGATAGCGAGAGGCTACATAGTTAATCTTCTTAAGCATACCTACAGTAGTACTGGTCTCTTCGTATAATTTTGTGCTTTCATTATAGTCTTCAAGTATGAAGCCCGCCAGAAAGTCTGTCACTTCTGGGAGAATGGTAGTGGCAGATTGACTAGTTATAGATTGTAATCCTGCCTTTGAATAGGCAAACTGAGTCTTAGAGTTAGCATCATAAGCTACTAGATCAAGACCTATACCGCCTTTAGAATCTTGTACTTCCTTAAACTTGAAAGGGTATTGAATATTACCAGTATATGTAGCTGCTACTATGTTAGCCTTAGCATAGAATAAGAGACCTAAGGAGTTAGTAGTTACAAATTGAATATCCCCCGCAATATCTGCTATATCTGCACCTCCAGCCCCAGTTACATCAGAGGGTATGAAGTCTGTAGGATCTATAGTAGAAGAGCGAGCATAGGCAGAGACTGTAAAAGCTATAAGATACCCAGAGTGCGCGGCCAATCCTATTACATTTGCTATAGTAAGACCTGTAAGAGTTACAGCATCTAGTTGACCTGTAGTCTCATTATAAGTAAATGCACCTAGTTGCTTGTAATAAATATAAGATATACCATTGACTGTACCTACAGAGAGTTCTTCAGTAGTGAATCCAGTGGTAGCAGTAGAAGGAGTTGTATCTAGAAGTCTTACCCATTCAGAAGTAGTTGTATCTATAGGAGTTAAGATATATGCACGGCCTGCAGAGTCCCAAGCCATATGTAATCTGGTACGCTCATCGCCATAGATTATACGAATAGTGACAAATGTAGCAGGAAAGCCGGCCCATGGTATTACTACTTGCAGATAATCTATGCTATCAAAGCCGCGTCTAGTAGGCATTACATTATGTGCATAAGCTATCCCTGGAGTGTCTCCTTTCTCCACAGTCTCTCTCTGAATAACAGTTCTAGTCTGCTGTTCAGATAGCATAGGAAAGTCAGTATTCTGGAGATCTACCTTGTATTTACTCTGTGCCATTAGATCTCCCTAACCACCGAAAACATTTGTTATATTGAATTTAGAGTTCAACCAGACTAATAGCGTTCCTACAACTGCAAATGAACCAAGCCACTTCACAAATCTAGAGAGCAAATTGGCGGCAGTCCAAGCATCTACTAACCCTTGAGTAGCCTTAGTAAGAGATTCTATATTAGCCGTATTCTGTTCTTGAGCCCTAATTAGTCTATCTTCCCTGATATCATCTTCCATTATATGCATTCTGAACTCATCCTTATGACGGTGCTGGTCCGTAGCCAACCTCTCCAACTCATCTCTGATTTGTTCTAGTTCTTGAGTATGCATGAGTTATTCCTTCTAGTTACCCTATAGATTCTTTTATCGCTACTACTATGCTACTACTATGCTACCTTATGAGCCATTACATGAGCTATCGTACCTTCGAATAAGCTCACAATGACAGTATCCCCTGGAGCCATTGAAAGATTAATTCCTCCTGGACATAATAAAGTACTTCCATGAGTGAGCTGTCTTGTATTAGTCTTCTGAGATATGAATATAGTCTGGCCAGGAACCATATTAGCAAAAGAAGTAATTGCTGTAGTATCAGTGCTGAGAAAATGATTATTCCCAGATACATCTGGAGTAGCACCAGCAGCAAGAGTGGTTACAATAGTATTTTGAATTCTTCCACCAAAAGTAGCTTTTCCTACACCTTTGAATTGAAATTCTGGATCTGTTGTAGCATTACCAAACTGTATTTCTTCCACAGCATCATCAGTATCAACTCTGATATAGTTATTAGATCCCTCCCTGGCTAAAAATGCATTTGATATATCATCAGTAAGCTCAAATGTAGCTACGCCATTAGCAGTAAATGTACCAGTTATGGCTACAGGTCCTGGGAAATATGATTCACTGTTAGGGAGATCAAATACTACATTATTACTAAATCCGCCTGACTTGCTATTATCAGTGAGGTCTCCTTCTACAACTATCACATGATTCTTTGCAGCTCCTATATCAAGTATACTAGGAGTATTGTTAAAAGAATCTCTTAATATAATCACATTATTATCAGTATAGCATCTCATAGCTTGAGTAGCATTATTGACTGTGATATCATATTTATTAAAGTCACCTGCAAGTATATCTAAACCTACAGCTCCTGCATCTATGTATATATTTTCAAAAGTGCAGTATTGAGCTAACTCAGTAGCTACTGGCTCTTCACCTTCCTCATTGACTCCTGATCCATAACCAAGACCAGAGGCTATTACCATAGTAGTACCCGTATTACCATCCATCCTTATATCTTTATAAGTTCCATACAAACCACCCCGTAACTGGAAAGAATAGTTTAGATGGAACTTAATATAGATATCATGGAAGTTAATATGCCTACCACCATAGATATCTACTCCTACTCCGCCGCCTCCTGCAGCTACCTGCCTGACTGTAAATCCTGTAATCTCTACTCCTGTGATATTAGAAACTTTAATAGAAGTGAAATTACCTACTTTATATAGGAAACAATCACTTTTAGATTCTCCAATCACATCTATAGACCCATCAAAGAGTCGGGTACTAGTAAATTGATACCCGCCTACCTTTATAACTGCTGTGGTGTCTGCAGCTTTAGCGGCGGCATACCAGGCATCTAAGGCGGCTGTATCATCTGTACCAGCAGCGAGATCAGTACCATCTCCTACAGCACCAAACATATAAGGATCATAAGGAATATTAGGAGATAATCTAAACCCTTTTCCTTGGGAATCATAGAAGCCATTTCTATTAGTATATATTGTAGAGACTGTACCAGTAGTTCCATCAGAGTGATATATTGCTCCTCCTTTTGGTCCTGCTACAGAATCTTCCCAGCTTGCTAGATAAGAAGCTGTCTCACATCTGTCAAAATCACCAAGATCTAAGGCTTTAGCAGCCGCTAGACTAGCTACTTGAAATGGTACATCAAGAGTTATAGGTACTCGTATCCAACCTGCTGATCCATCGCCGCCAGTTGGAACTATAGTAGTGTCATTATCATCTACATAAGTTCCGGGAGCTGCACCAGTAAGCTTACCAAAGAAAGCCTCTCCGCCATCAGCATGAGTAGCTGCACCTTGTGCATATATAGTTATTTCTGTACCTGCATAATCTCTTATAGCCTGGTAATTAGTAACATAGATATCCGTATCTCTTACATCCACATCACCAGTAATAGCTACATAACCTACAGCAAGAATCTCATCACCTACTGTAGCGCCTGTAGTAAGAGTAAAGGTGGCGGTAGTTGTCTCTGTAAAGTCTATACTCTCGGGGAGCACTAAGCCATTCTGATGAACTTCTAAAGAACCAGTAGCTAATACATATACGAACTCAGTAAGAGTAAATACAGTCTGTCCTGCTGTAGCTATAAATCTCTCTTCTACTCTCTTAGTATCTGCAGAGAGATTTATAATAGTTTTAGGATTCCAAACACTTGCTTGACCACCCATAGGGTATCTCCTAGTAACCTACATCACCAATAGATGAGGCTTTGAGTAAAGAAAGTTGTTCTGCCATCAGTTCGCCCTGAGACTTAGACTCCTCAGTCTTACCGACAGTCTTAAGTATTACTCTTGCCGCTTCATGAATGATAGCATAAGGAAATTGCTCAGCTACCCAAGAACTATATGCAGCAGTAGGAGTTACAATAGGGAATACATAAGCACCAAGAAGACCTAGAGAGAATTCTACAGAGGACTTGATCTCTATAACTCTGCCAGCCACATAACATATATCTTCTCTATTATTCCCATAAGAGTCTAGTATCTCATCCACAGAGATTACTGAGAAATGCTTACCTATTACATCAGTTGCATCCTCTACTCTTTTCAGGTACTTAATAGCTCTCCAATTAGGGATGAGATTTATATAATCTAAGGATTGGTAAAAGTCAGCTGAAGGAAAAGAATACCCTGTCTCATAGATATCTTTAGCATAGAAGTCTGAGGAGTGCATCTTAAGGGTTGCTGCTTTTATCATGTCTAAAGTAAGAGCTACCTTATCAGGTCGATTAGTTATATTATATACTGCATCTATCATTTCATTAAGTGTCATAATATATCTCTTATCTCAAAACATTGATACTATAAGAGTAGCAGTAGTGCCAGTATTATTGACCCTAGTAACTCGAATAGGTAAGATAGTACCTACAGGAATAGCACTGAATAAGACTGTGCTACCATTCATCTCTACTGAAAGATGTCCTGTACCGCCTACATATATAAAGCGAGATCTAGTACCTAAATCAGTAGAGTCATGGGGAGTTACAACTACAGCATTTAGTGCTGGGATATTTGTACCTGATTCAGAAGCATTACCTGGTGTAATAGTCATAAGTGAATACCTATAGATATGGATATGAATGGAGATAATCCACCACCTCCTGCTGGGGGCGTGGAACTTGCAATTGGGAGAGCTATGTCATTCTCAGTAACTATTCCTACCTCTATTACTTTATTTATTACTATAGATCCAGGAACAGTATCTGTCTCAGATGCTAATCCTATTGAAACACCCTTAGATAAGGTAGGAGACATAACCGAGTCTGTCTCTAAAGCTACTCCTCCTATACTATAGGATTTATTTATTGTTATTGATCCAGGTATTGAATCTGTCTCTGAAGCTATAGATCCTATAACAATTGTCTTACCTAATACTATTGATCCTGGTACTATATCTGTCTCTGAAACAAGACCTACTATATATTCTTTCCTATGAGTTACTACAAATGCAGTATCAGTTTCACTAGCCTGACCTACTGATACAGCTCGGGAGTAAGAAAGAATTCCGGGGATAGTATCAGTTTCTGAAGCAAGACCTAAATCTACTGATTTATAATAAGTAAGAGCACCTGGTACTGAATCTGTCTCAGATGCTAATCCTACTATTACTGTAACAGGTCCGCCACCTGATGCTGGAGCGATATATAAAGCTGTATGGTGTAAGCTCATACCTTACCCCGGCTCAACAACAGACCACTCGAAGTTTCTGCTTGTGCCCGCCGCTTGCTCAAGTGTGAAAATTGTCTCGAACAGACTTAAAACAGGTATGCTGGCTTTAATAGGCGCTAGCTGAACATTGGTGTAGCGCCCAGACCAAAGCAACACACTAGTGCCTCCAGTAAGTACTTTAGTTTTCACCCTCAATATCAACTCATCAGCCAGCACCATATTGGTAGTATTCACGTATAACACCAAATCAGCAGCAGAGCTAACAGTAGCCAATGTGTGCTCAGTTGTAACTGTCGCAGACTGTGTCCCAAAATTACTGCCATTTTGTGTAGCCATTTAATGCACCCCATAGACTATAACGTCTTGTATTCTGTCACTAGCATCGTTGCCACTACTCTGACATCTGGCTTGGATTTGTGTGCCAGCTGGTACAGCATGATCAATGTAATAAAATAAACCCATACTAAACTGCTCACCACTCTCAGTCTGAACGCCATAATCGCCATGAATAATCGTTGTTCCAAGAGCTATATCTATTAAGAAATCCCCACCAGCAGCAAAGTTATTATTATCATTACGGCCTATTGAAACCATCAGTCTGGCATAGTCATCACTGGTAGATGCTACACACTCAGCCCAGCTACCTTTAGTGTTTATAGTAGCCCCGGCATCAATAGCTGTACCTCTTGTACTTGATTCATTTAATGCAACTACATTACTGTAAGAGGGCAAAGCAGATAATGTATTACTAAATAGCTTAGCAATCAGTATCCCATCTGCAGCAGATGCAATACTAGCCTGCACTCGTGCTGACAGTCTTGTTCCAGCAGGGATACTGACAGGAATAAGTACACTTTGTTGAATCTCTACTGTTGCTCCACCACATATACGAACTGCACTAGCAATAACCACTTCACTACTAGCAGCTCCAATTAGAATGTCAAAGGCATAATCTTCTTTTGCCGCACCTGTCCATATCTGTAACTCAATTAGATCAGTATCTTCAGCAGTTGAGGCTATTAATTCTTTGATAGCCCCCATTGTATGGATTGTAGTATTTGGTGAAACTGCTATTCCAAGTGAATTTGCTGAATCAACAGCACTTTCAATATAAGTATATTCTGAATCAAACCCCTGTAAATCAGCCATTCAATTCACCATAGATTTCTGCTGCTCTGCCTGCTGCTAGAATCCCTTGTGATTCGAGATAATTCAAAGCTGTTTGCAAATACGAACCAACCTCAACATCACCTATAAGCTTAAGGCGTGTTAGAAATAGCTCTGCGTTATCGTTAGTCTTAGACAGTAGAATAATTCCCTTTTGTTCAGCATCCGTCAAACTATTTAAAAACTGTCTCTTACTTACTAGCTTATTTTTAACTGGTCTTGGATCAAATGTCCGAGTAACCGTATTCCAAATACCTTCCCTAAGCTCTTTAGGTAGTATCTCAACGATACTAGTGCCTGCCGGTAGCGGATCAGGAAAGTTTTTCATTAAATCAGACTGGCCTAAATACTTGCCATCTGAATCTTGATACCAATGATACATTAGTTACACCTTAAATTAACAGTTAAGTTAGTTGTACTAATTATAGATCTATTACACTGAGTATCTCTTATGCAGCCCGGAAAAAGCCAGCAGTAGCCCATTGAAGAATCAAGTTAGTACCATCCGTAGTAGCCACAAAATCATAGTGTGCTATAGGAATGATATTAGCATCAGTGCCGCCGGTAGTATCACTATCATAACATACAAGAGCCTTTACCAGATTATTATTAGAGGCCCCTCCTGCAGAGGTAAATGTCTGATCTGGTAGATCAAGATCATACCGATTGTTAGTATCATCAGGAGCAGGCAAGGTAGCTATCTCTGCATCAGTTAAAGTCTTTCTAGCATAGTTAGTAAAATCTGCTTCAGTATTACCAGCTGCACCAAGAAGTGCAGAAAGATCATCATAATCTATAAGAGTAGCATCTGCTTCAGCCACTTTAAGAAGTATAATGATAAAAGCACTATTACTAGGATCATTACCTTTAACCCTATTATAGTATTCTACGGTTCTTCCTTTAGCTATGTTCATTACTTGGTCTGCCATGGTAGGCTCCGATATCTATATATGAGAAAATTGAAAAAAAAATGAACTTAAAAGAGTGCTACTATACTACTAGCTGTAGTACCTGTAGCTAAGACTTTAATAACTCGAAGAGGCAATACAGATCCAGCTACCACACCTACAAATGTTACATTTGAACCATCAATCATAGTTACAGTAAGAGCACCCCCAGACCCTATATAAAGAGCCCTAGTACGAACTGCAAATTCAGTACTATCATGAGGAGTAACTGCAGCTGCATCACTAGCTGGTGCTTGTTGTTCTGATGTAGAATAACCTGGATCTGTAATGGCCATTAGCTTAGAGTCCTATCTTATTTGCCAACAGGAGCAGAGGAAGAACCTGCCGCATTATCTGCAATAGTAGAAGTAGTGACAGCATTAAACTTCTTAGACTTATCAGTTCTAGTATCTCCCATATCTGGAATCTCACCTAGAGCTTTCTTTTCTTGCTCAGCCCGCATTTCTGCCTTACATTCTTCTTTCCATTTCTTCTTAACAGCAGACATTGGATCTGCTTCTTCAGCAGTAATAAAAGCACCTTTAGTGAAACCTTTAATTCCACTACAAGCTATCTCTTTATCAAGATAAGCTATTATTTCTTCATCTTGAGTAATAAACTGGAAATTGACAAAAGTAATCTTCTTGCCTGTATCAGTTAGGAGTTTAACTGAACGAACAGAAGAAGCATAGTGCTGAAACTTAGGCTCCACTTTAGTAGGAGGTGGATCACCAGCTGGTGGAGTAGGTTTAATTGCTGGTGTAGGAGGTGGATCTTGGGGAGTTAGTTCTTCTTTCTTATTAATGATAGTTTCTACGCCTTTACCTTCTTTAAGTTTTGAGAGATCCATTGTATATACCTTTGTGTGAGTTTTGGTTTTAAGATGTTTGGTTTTATATAAGAGATCTCCATATATTGCTATATAGAGATCTCTATTGTAAACTACTTTTTAAGTAGTATTCTTATCCTGTAGCAGCAGCTGTGAAACCTGTGATTACTGCATTAGCTGGAACGTTCTTAACAACAGCAGTACATTCAGTAGTAAGAGTACCACCAACTGCATCAATACCATTATCCTGAGCTTGACTACCTTCAGTATTAAACTCAAGATTCTGAGTCTTTCTACCTGAGAGATAAGCAAGCCGGAAAGTTGGGAGATCAACAGCAACAGCCATTGCAGCCCAAGCAGTATTAGTATTAAAGAGAGGATGCTCAATCAGTTGGAATCTACCACGAGCAGTCTTAAGAGTCTGGAACTGTAAGCCCCAGCTAGTCTGACCATCTACGAGGTGATAAGTTCCATTCAATCGGCCAATCTCATTAAGAACTACTTTAGCAGTTCCACCTACAAAGAGAACTCGCTCATTAGCACCCTTAGGATCAGTAGCCTGATTAAAGACTGGATCTAAGAACCCTTGAAGCTGAGTCCAGTTAGTAGTAGCACCGGCGGCATTAACATTATTAGCGCCGCCATAGATAGGTGGATAGTTGGCAGTATCAGTTACTAGATTAATCAAGCCATCCATTGTACGGAAAGGTTGACCATTACGAGTTCCCTGAGAAGTCTGACCAAAGAAGAGAGCTTTCTCAATATCGGCAGCATGAAAGGCAGCACAATCTTGACGACTCTCAGCATCAGTCCTCTCACCAGCTATTACACTAGTAGCTTTAGCTGACTCAGAAACTGCCCAAGTATTACGGAAGATCTGAGTGAAGTTAGTAACACGAACTGGAATGATGTTATTAGCCAGAGGACGATCAGAACTTTCCTCAAATGCATTACCTACCTGATAGAAATCATCATTATCATTAATAGCTGCAGCCGCAATAGAACCTACTGATCGATTCACAGTAACCTGAGTAGTAGAAGGGACAGTATTGATAATAACAATTTCTCCAGTACGCTCATTTCGTAAGAGCATACCAGGAAGTAAGTTAACAGTAGTGTCTACAGTAAATGTAGTAACTCCTGCTGCAATACCAGCTGCATCATCAATTTTGAATTCAGGAAAGATCATGGTCTTAGAAAAGAAGCCATGTTCCACCTGAACCGCAGTCTCAGTTGCAAGCATAGAAGTAAGCCCAAAAAGCGGGGCCGTACCATTAGGCATTAGCCTAGTGATCATCTGAGCAAAACTTTTTGCCTCCAGATCAGTAGTATAATTGCCAGTGTTAAAAATACCAGTAGTCATAATATATTACCTCGTAAGTATGTATAGTAAGAAAAATTAGTGAAGATTAAAGGTTTAAAACAAAAGGGAGTATTTTTAGGTTAATATAGCACTACAGTTGTTTCAGAAGTTTTTTCTATAAGAAAAGTACGAGAACTATGATAGGCCACTTCTGCAAGACCTGCTTTAGTCATTCCTGTTCCATTAGCTATCCATACATTAAAATTAGCAGTATTGCCATTAGATAATACAAAAGGAAATGTATCGCCTACATTCATAGAAGGAAAAGAGGCAAGCAAATCTACCGCAGCTGGAAAAGTAAGTGCTCTCTTTGCTGTTAATGTACCAACTTGTATTACAAACCCTCCCCCTACAATATCTGGAGTAAGAATTTGATCTGCATCAGAACTCTTAGAATAAGGAGCTGGGTTACCTACAAATCCATCTCCTGAACTAAGAGGCTGCTCTAACCTACCATTATATGAAACTTTAGTTCTAAGAAAGGGCATAAATACCTCCTATATATTTTATACTAAAACCTAGATTCAGATCTTAATATAGATCAAATGTAGCAGCACCAGTTCGCACCAGAGTAAACAACTTAGAGCACTTAGGAGCTACTTCTAAATCATTACCCGCCCCAATAGCTGTAATACCAGTACCGACTGCAAGTATTACATCAAATGCTTCAGGTTGAGCATTAGTTACAAAGAAGCTAAATGCATCTCCTACATCCATTGCAGCATAACCAGCCTGAGCTAGAATAAGAGCGGCGGTAGGAAGAGTGTAAGTGACATCACTAGTTAGATCAGTATTTTGCTGTACTAATCCACCATCGATATTAGCAACAGTGAGTGTTTCATCAGTCTCAGCTACTCGAGAATGAGGTGCTATATTTGCATATAAACCATCACCACCACGAGAAGGACGAAGCTGCCTGTTACCATTCGCATCGACCTCAAGTCTGTTAAATCCCATAATAAACCTCCAAAAAGTTTTAAGTAAGATAAGTAATAGTATAAAAGATAAGTAGTGTAATAAAAGAAAAACTAGCTAACTAAGTATGCTGCCCAGTCTGTTCCTCCCTCACCATTGTCATTAAGGTTTTCTTTAGGTGCAAATTCTTTCCCCATAGCCATAACAAAGTCTTGTGTCATTTCTGTTATCTGCGTAGGAGTAGCATCAGGAAACTTTCCTAAGAGTCTTTCTCTTACTGCTTCCATAACTGGTGCAACTGCTGGATTAGAAAATAAGGGGTTTGTATCTTTAAGGTGGGAAGTGGCTAACTGGCTTCTTAATAGAGCAGGAATTTTATCTTGGGAGTCTTGAATGGCTCTTGCTACCATTTGTTCAGTAAGCTTATTACCTACCAATGTAGCTTGAGTTAGGGTTTGCTGGGCTACAGCATTAATAATTGCTAAGTTAGCTGCTACTGCTCCTTCTCCACCTTCTGCAATCGCAGCTAGTTGTTCAGGGGTTGCTAACTTAGTAAAGTCTTGTTTAGCTATTACTTTCTGTAAGTCTTCTGGGTTAAGAGAATAATCCGCTGGAGCTGGTTCTCCTGGTTTCTTAGGATCATCTTGCCAGAGATCCTTATAGTCAGCAAGGGGGGAATCATCTTTTGGAGGAGTTACCACAGGTACTCCAGGTGGTAATACTCCCTGACCTTCTGTAGAAGCTACAGTTCCATCATGACCAGGAGTTGGTATATTACCAGGGTTATTAGGTACTCCTGGTTGTCCTGGAATAGTAGGAGCTGGTTCATTTGGCTTAGCTGTAAAGATGTCAAAGATTCCCATGATATTTCTCTCTATGTTAGTAAGGTGATTAGGTGATTAGGTGAGTGAGTACTAAAGTTCTAGATCTGTTTCTGGATCATTAAGTTGTATTTCTGCTGCATCTGAGCTATCTAATAGGTATCGTAAACTCGCTATCTGGCCTCTCTTTTCAGCTTCTGCCTGCATAAAGAGCAAGGGATGCTCTGGATCTAAGAGTAATGCATCCTTCTCTTCAGCAAGAAGAGCTATCTGATTCTGTATTACTTGTTGCTGTGCTAGCTGTAATATAGAACCTATAAGATATTCTTTAGTAGTAAGATCCCATGAAGTGAAAAGATTAAGTGCGAGTGTTGCCATTAGTTTTAAGCTCCTGTGATTGCAGTACCTGGGGGAGTACTAGATCCTGCTTGCTGACTAGTATCCTTGGGTGTTGGTTTGTTCTGTGCTGGAGTATATCCAAATTGTTCTGGTAAAGGCTGTGGTGGCATCTGCTTAGGGTCACCGCCTTTTTCTATTAATAACTGTGCTATATTACTCCAGTTAGCTATAGCTTCTTCATAAGCTATCTGTTCAGGAGACTTTTCAAAGTCAGAGATCTTAGCCCCCTGAGTCTTCATCATATAAGAAAAAAGCTGACCTACATTATAAGAAGCGGCTAACTGGGGTGCAGACCCAAAAGCCTGCATAGCTACTGCAAATGTTTCGGAGTTAAGGACTTTATCGGCGGGAGTCAGACCATCTGTTACTTTAAACTCAAGAACTGCCTTTCTAAGTTGTACTGGATCTACCTCTATTACTTGTTGCTTCTCTCGATTATATAAAGAAGTACCGCCTTGGAATTGTAATGTATTAAGTTTTAATATCTCTTTCATAGGAACAAATACTTGGCTCTCCATAAGAATAGATGCCATCTGATCTCTACCATTAGCATTCCTAAGAGCTGTGTCTACTTCCTTTCTAGTCTTATTACCTTTTACAAATTGGCCTTGAGATACCTGATTCTGACCATTAAGCCTATTAGCCATCTGAAGGAGTTGTTCTACTTCTTGTGTATTATGAGACTGCTGATCCTCTCTGTATGGAAACTGGTAAACTGATTCGCCAATATTCTTACCATAAGCAGAGGGCCGCACTGGTATCTTAGCAGAAGGATTTGCAGAGTTAATAGCAGCATTGGAGATACGAGAAGGATCGAATAAGACTCTATCAGATATTGCCCGCCTACGAGATGCTAAGTTAGCTGTCATATGTGCAGTAGCTAGTTCCTGAAAAGGAGTGCCATTAGTAGCAAGAGACTTAGTCTGATAACCTAAGCCATCTTCCAGCGGCTGTCCTATTAATATAGGAAGATATGCATGAGCATTAGTTTGAAGTTCTGCATAGATAATATGCTGGTGATTCACAATGATCAGTTTATAAATTTGCGGTGTATTAGACTTAGGGATCTTAAGTTCAAACTCAGAAGGGAGTACTTTAGCATAGAGAGTAGTGACTTCATAAGAATCTTTATAGTCTATCTTCTTCTCTCCAGTAGCATCTATGCCAGCCCAAGTGAACCAGTTAGTGCCTCCTCTTGAATTCCTATCTTCAGGCACTGCAGGATTAACTGTAGGCACATAATAACTCATAGCTCCAGTGTTTGCAGTACTGGTACTAGCGCCGCGACCTGATTCAAAAGCAGGAACTATATTTGCTATAATCTTATCAGGAAGTTCGGCAATGAAAGATTTCAGCTTAATGCGGGTCATTATCTCAGTCCAACCTGCAAACTCTCCGTCTTTATAAACATTCGCGGGCTCTACTCTTGTGTCTACAAAAGTATTATAAGGATCAAGGCGGCGGATTCTATTACCAGACCAAATTATTTCCTTAGGAGTTCCTTCTTTGAGATTCCTCTGTACATTAGTGTCTACTGAATAAGTAACTTCTTGGTGCCAGTCTACTTCTATAGGAGCGAAATTATATTTAAATCCATCCCGAAAAAACATCATTAGATGTCTGGCCCAACCACCCCTTATAGAATTATTCTCAAATACTGTTTCTAGCTGAAGCGCGGCATCTATAAACTCAGGGGATGATACAACTCCAAAAATAGGGTAACCAGTAAGGAAGACCCCAGTTTGATATGTAACTGCCGCCTCTACTTGGGGCATAACTACTGGTACAGTCATATTCTGGAATCTAGAAGGGTCTCCAGACTTATTAGCTTGCTTAGCTTTAGACTGCTCATCTGAAGTGTCCATCTCTCGCTGATAGACTCTATCGATATATTCAAATCTAGAACGAAACTCAGTACGAGTTACATTCATGAGATGCTGAGTACTCATGTAATAACTGATAAAGCGGTCTTGAGACTTATCAGATAGTGGTACTGATGTAGAGGCTACCATAATTAGTTTCCTATAAGCCGTGTAAATCTGTTCTTCGTTTAGGTTGGTATTCTATATGAATATGATGGTCTTCGAGAATTATATCTATCCAATCATGAGGTATACCAAGTTCATCACAATAAATATCTGCAGCTGCACGAATTGCTGCATACTGCTGTAGATATTGGATAGCACTAATTCGATATGCATGGCGAACAGAGATATCAACAGCAGCACAAGGAGTAGCATAATGAAGAGATTTGTATCCATGAGTAGTTTCTGGTTCTGACCCAGATGTTATTTCTAACTCATCACCCCAAGCTCTGTATAAGAGATCAATCCCGAAAAGAAATGCAGTTATTGCAGGATGAAAGATACACTGTACTGTCCGGTCTTTAGTCCTCATCCAGAGCTTCCTCTATTGCATTCACTATATCATCATCTATAGTATTAGTAGATTTGGCGGCCAGCTCTCGGAGAAGAAGTACTACTACCTTTTTCATAATCTTTCTAAGAAGAAGAGAGGTGAGTAGTTTAGTGAGTAGTGAAGAGATCATGGTATTAGGTTCCTAGTGCTAAAAACAAGAGTTATGCTCTAATACTTCAGTAGCATCAAACTCTTGTGTTTGTATAATGGTAGAGGCAATTACAAACTCCCCGAATTCCTCTATAACTTTGTGAGCATAAGTTAAGAGATCTAGTATCCCATCTGTATTAGCTCTCTTAAGAGGATTAAACTGAGTGATCTGCAGGTGAGCTTCTAGTTTTGCATTATCATGGATATAGAGTTCACCATCAGCATAAGACTTAAACATCTCAAGGATTCTAGAGTTCTTAGAACTAACTCCTGAATATACTGGTACTGCTTCTATTCCTATAATTCCTAATTGCTGACAGATCTGTTCAAACCAGTGAATTAGAGAGTATTGATAAGCATTAGATTCTACAGCAATAAGACGACAGTTCTTTTCTAGAGCGAATTTTAATGCTCTCCTAATTGTTTCGGATGGGGAGAATCTACCTTCTTCTATCTCCATAAGAATAGGAGAGGCATCATGTATTTCAAAGTAACCTACCGAAACCGAATCAGATCCAAGCTTGTCTGTAGCAGGATCAATAACAATGAAATTCCCTCCTGGTATATCACCTTCAGCATAAGGAATGTCAGGTAGCTTAGAAAGATCAATGAGATTATTAGCAGAAATATTTTCATCATTAAGAACCTCACTATAGAAGATCTGAGGTTTACCCATCGCGAGATCATTCTCAAATTCTGCGGTGAGCTGCTTAATAGGTTGTAAGTCTTCCCAGAGAGAAGTACCATTTGCTAATATACCTCCTGCTATGAATTTGATCCAGGTATGATTAGTTTTTAGCTTTCTTAAAATGGAATGTTTCGTAGGATACATGTTAGCTACGAATAAGAACATACAACCATTAGGAGATTTAGCTTTCATTAGAGTGCCGACCATCCAGTTCTCTAATGACTCTGACTGTACTGCGGAATCTGCACACTCTCTAGATTGTATGTCATCCATCAGTATTACATCTGGACGTTCATTCTTAATGTTAAGTCCGCGAACACTAGTCTCAGCTCCGGCGGAGGCAAGGGTAATATTCCTACCTCTGAATCCAAACTTCTTAAGGGCTTGTGTATCTTTCTCTATGCCAAGTTTCCAATCACCGAACGTGACCTTTATGTTTGGTTCTTCTAGCATGTCTATAACATCTGATAATATATTCTCTGCAAGCTTCGCAGTCGCTGCTACTACCAGTATGAACTTCCTGCTTGTGAATAATATGCAGTATATTAGAAAGATCTTCATTAGGGTAGATTTCCCAAAGCCACGTGGTAAGCCCAGTGCTAACTGCGGGAATATTCGATCCTGATGAATATAGCTTAGTAGCCATTCCCAAACCCCTTCTTTAAATACTGGAGGAAAATCAAACTTAAATACAAGTGGCATTATAATAGCTGCTAAGAAGTCTAAATCAGTCTTAGCTGCATGCTGTATCTCATCGCTAGAAATACCAACCTGTGTTACTTCTTCTGCCTTAGAAGGTACAGGTAATGAATCTGGTGAAAAGCCCGCAGGTAGAGAGGATCTGGCGGCCTGTTCTGCTGTAGGATCTGGCACTTCTCCTAGAGAAGCTAGTAGCTCTTCATTAGTCTTAGTAGTGCTACTCATTATTTTCCTCAGGTACTTCTGTAATAGAGAGCACTTCTCTCCTGGTAGAGGTTGGTGATAAGAGCCTATCTAATACAGCACGAGCAGCCTTTACATCTGAAGCATTATAATCAACAGGAGTATAGTTAGCTCTCTTCTTTCCATTCATCTTATTTAATACTTGCTGTAAGTTAGGGCTCGATCCCCTTTTCCGGTACACTTTCATTATCCTCTATATCTGGGTTATCTTGCTGGTGGGTTTCTTGCTGGCTGCTTGTATTGTTTTCTAATCTAACTGTTTCTGCATCTTCTACTTGTTTTAACAGGTTACCTGATTGCATAGTTAAGAGTTCCTGGTCTCCTGCTTTCACTACTTGGTTATCTATATTGATTGTGATCTTAGCCGCCATCTTTGCTGGTAGCGTAAGCTGTACTATGTTCTGAGTATTAGTGACTTGCTGCGGAGTAGACTGGCCGCGTCTTGTAGCACTATTTACAATACTGATTGCTTTAAGAATAGATTCAGGTCGTACTAGTAACCCTAAGGATGCTTCTAGTTTCTTAATAAGAGCATCTTCTAATCCATCATACTTACCATCTCGTTCATTATGTTTCTGAAGGTTCTTATATCTAATAGTTGCTACTTCAGTAGAGAATGAATCTTTAGCTAAGAGCTGTGATATGAGGCCAGGAGTAACGCCCAATGCGGCGGCACAGGACTCAGGAGAAACCCCACTACCTAGTAAATCTAATGCCCTTTCTTCTACAGAGGAACTAGGCCCATGAGAATAGTGGTTAGACTTAATAGGGAGAGAAGGCTCTTGTATCTCTGGTAACTCAGAAGAATCTGAGAGCATACCAAGAGATGCTAGTAAGGAGGAGTCGGCGGTATTCATAGTAACACTATATATGAGAGGTAATATAATACTAGGGGAGAATCAAGTGCAAAACAAATCTAAGAAGTGTTTTTTATAAAAAATTTAGAGAAATAATGTAGAGTCTTTAGGAACACGCGCGAGGCAGATTGTAAAAGGGCTTCTCCCCCTCCCCTAAAATACAGGACATCCTGTTTCCTTATGTCTTATACTATGGTATATACTGCTACTACCATGTATACATACACACCCTTAGATTTATACACACAGGGGCATAGATACACACCAGTATACACATATACCCTAGTCTATACATACACCCATACCCCTAGATTTAGGGCTT